GTCGTGGCGATGCCGACGATCGAGCCGACGAGGACCGGTGAACCGGACTTCGTGCCGTCGGTCACCGGGAGCGACAGGTGGTCGCCGTCGGAGAACACTTCGTTCGTGGCCATAGGTCACGCCTCCTTGATGGTGCGGCCGAAAATCGCGGCGCGCTGCTTGTCGTTGGCCTCGCGGAGCTCGGCCTCCTGCGGGGTGGTGAGGGTCTGGCCGAAGCCCTTGATCGACCCAGCGCCAGCGGCTTCCTTGAGACGGGCCGCAGCTTCGCTGACCGTCTTGGTGAAGGCCTCGACGTCCAGGACGCCGGACTCGTCGACGGGTGCGCTGGCCTTAAGTCCCGCGACCTGGAGGTCGTCGAACTCGACGTCGGCCTCGGCGATGATCCGCGCGACTCGCTCGTTGCGGACCTCGGAGCGCGCTTCGGCCAGTTCTGCGCGGGCCTCGTCGCGGTCGGTGATGGCCGTGTCACGCTCGGACTCGAGCGTGGGCACCCGGCCGGCCTTTTCGAGCGCGTCGGTGTGTACCGACTCCTCGATCTGGATGGTTCCCATGTTGTCCTCCTTGGCGGACTCCGTGGTGGTGATGGACTGCCCGGCCGGGTTGACCGGGACGTACTTGGTGACCTGGCGAACCTCGGTGAGGGAACCGGTCAAGGCGTTGGGGAGACCGTCGGTGCCGGTGGTGTACGTCTGGGAGTACATGCCGGCGTTCGGGCCGCCTTCGATCGCGAAGTAGGCGACGTCGTCGTCGAAGTCCTTCAGCCACACCCAGACACGGTTGTCTGGGGTCTTGTCGCCGTGAGTTTCGCGCAACAGTTCCGACAGCGCTTCGCGGCGGTCGTTCACGGTCGACTCTTCGACACCGTTCGCGATCGCGCGGGCGTTGACGACGGGTCGGGCGGACTCCAGCACGGCGAGGATCGAACCGCCGCGCCCCGCCTTGGTGACGAAATCGACCGACTCCGACGACACGAGCTTCTTGATCTGCCGGCCGCTCGGTGCTTCCTCGACCTCGGCCGACGCGCGGATGGACACACCGATGTGGTCTTTCATCGCGAGGATCGATTCGGCGTACGGTCCGAACACCTCGGCCTCACCGACCAGTGTGGACAGTTCGGCGTTCCAGTACGCGTCCTCGGTGAGTACCGCGGCGAGATCCTTCACGGAACGTTCGGGCCGTTCGACGTTCTCGGACTCCGTCGGATGGTCCAGGTACATGTGAGTGCCCTTGGGAAACACCTTGTCCTTGCCGGCGGCCTCGACGACTTCCTTGGAGTAGAACCCCGACGAGCCTTGGCCAGGGGAGATCAGGCCGATCAGCAGGCGCCCGGGCTTTCCCGACTCGGTTGCCTTCTCCACGATGGCCGCGGTGGCCTCGGTGATGATTTCGGGCATGGCTTCGTCCCTCCCGGGCCGGTAGGTTGAGTGGATGGGTGACGACGACGCCAACGAGGGCCACGGGGTCACAGAGTGCGTCGAGCACGTGTGGGAGTTGCGGCAGATGCTGCTCATCGCAGGCGAGGGCGACAGCTACGAGTACGGGTGCATCCGCTGTTCGGCGATGCTGATCCGTCCGCCCGGGCAACTCACCCCTTGAGCGATTCGCCCAACCCTCGAAGCATGTAGCGGCGGACCAGGGACACCGGAATTGGGACACGCGAGTCCCGCCAACCGGGGGTGACTCGGCGGACGGACAGTTCGTTCCAGTCCATGAGTCCCGCGTCGAGAGCTTTCAACCGAACCGGGCCCATGACCTTCAGTTGGTCCGCGGCCGACAGCGTCCGGAAGGTGGTCTCAGCGTCGGGCAGGATCGACGGCGGTTCCTTGATGTCGGGAAACCCGAGGTCGGCCCATGTCTTGGTCTTCGGGACCCTCGCGCAGCGACCCTGTTGGTGGTCGATCGGGCCTGGTTCGTCGAGGGAATGCTCAGTGCCGTGGTTCGACCAACACGATGGGCAGGTTCGACGATCCAGTTGCGCAACCCATATCCAGCCTTGGAGGACGTCGGCGTTGGCGTGCATCGCAGCTGCCGCGCCGGACCGGTGGGCGTCGAGCAGTTCGGTGCGGGCGATCGTGATGGCCCTGGTTAGGCCACCCGCGAACCTGCCCTGGACACGGTCCAACATGCGCGTCGCGGTTTCGCGCGGATGAGTACCGATGGCGACGCCGCGAATCAGTTCGCGCTTCATCGCCTCCGTCGCGTCCGCAGCCAACGGCTTCGACAGTGCGGTTACCTGTTCGGTGGTGCGTTCCACGATCGCGCCCAACGCGTGCTCGTCCACCCGGTTCAAGGTCGCGGCGATGCTGGCAGCATCCCCGGCCTCAGTCGGGTACTGCGAAGCGATCAGCCGACGTTGCCATTCGTTCTCAGCCGCAGAGATCTGCCGCGCCTTCTCGGTGATGAACACACCGCCGAGGTCAGCCAGTTGCAAGATCTCCCGGTGCGTCAGATCGAACACCTCGAGCACACGTTTGGCCCGGCGGATGTCACGCGCCGGCGGCCACTTGCCGTCTTTCGACTGTTGAATCAGGTCCGCGATGACCAGTCGCCATTCGGACTCGATCTCTGACCAGGCTCGCCCCCAGGCCAACACGATCTGCCGTGTGGTGTCCTCGACGTGGCCGGTGATGGTCACGTTGATCTCGTTGGAGATCCGGATCGTTTCCCGGCGGATCGCCACAGCCGGCTACTTGATCGCGTCGGCTGGGTCGTCGCCGCGATGGAACGCATCCAACGCGACCTTGCCGGCAGTGACAGTTGGATCTACCCAGTTGCCGTGCTCGTCGGTCATGTCAGCCAGGGCTTCGTCGACTTCTTTGACGCCGAGCGCGGACAGCAGAAGCCGTGCGATCGTCAATGGTGGGACCTTGTCGGTGCCGTCAGCTTCGACGATCGCATTGACCAGGACGTCGATGTCGACCTTCGACAGGGAAGGCCAGTCGAAGTCGATGGACCGGTCACCTGCGCTGGACAACGTGATGACTTCGCGCCCGTACTCGTCCTTCGTGATCGTGCCGCGCAGCGGGCCACGCGGGGCTTTCACCGCCTGGTCGATGACGTAGTTCAGGACCTCGCGGTCTTTCGCTTCGTGGAGCGAGCGCCGCAACCGCATCTCGTTCGCGGTCGGCTCGTCGAGTGTCTCAGCGACGGCACGGGCGCCGGTCTGTCCCGGGTCGGCCAACAGCATCGTGACGGGAACACCGAGCGCGGCCGCGACCATGCCAGCGAGTGGCTTGCCTGAGTCGGCGTCGATCGTGGCACCGGTCTTCGGGATCGCTTCGAGGGTGCTGCCGGCAGCGACAGCCGTCGCGCCAACCGGGTTGGTTCCGGCCGGGGTGACCACGCTCGCGGAACGGCGCGCTTCCTCGGCAGCCTTCGCAGCCTTGCCCTTGGTGCCGGACGTGATACGCCAGGCGTACCTCGACAGCGACTTCGTGAGCTTCGCCCAGTCCTCGAGGAACTCCTTATACGCCCGGGCCCAGAAGATCGCAGCGTAGGCGTCACCGACTCCGAACCCGCGACCACCCGTGCGGTTGACCGCGATGTGCTGGACGGGGGTGTCCCATTCGACGTCGATCCCGTCGATCTGCTTCACCCGGGCCGACGGGGTGAACCCAAGCGCCGGATACAAGACGCTCCTGGTGCGAGACGTGGACCGGGTGATCCCGGCGTACCGCAGGCCTGCGACGTTCTCGGTGTAGGTGCGTAGGTAGAACCACGTTTCGTCGCGGTCCTCGGGGTTGCAGATGATGTCTTGGATCTCGTCCGGGTCGATCGTGCGGACCCGAACGCGGCCGGTCAACGGCGAGGTCGGTAGTGCACGGAAGATGTCGCCGTCGGTGCCGAGAGACCGTTCGGCTTCCTCACGGGCTTGGCTGCCCGACATGGATCCGATGTTGTCGTCGAGGAAGGCCTGGATGACGTTGTTGACTTCCGGGTCCTCGGCTGAGATCTGGACACCTTCGCCCCAGATGTACCCGTTGCGGATCGCCAAGCCGCGCTTGATGAGCGGGTTTTGGATCGCGAGGATCCGCGCCAACGAGCCCGCGCGCCGTTTTCCTTCGCGGGTGAAGTCCTGGGCGGCCTGCATCGTCAACGCGAGCCAGCCACGGTCTTCCAACGCCAGCTCGAGGTCCGCGAGGGACTCGGACAGGAACTCGACTTCAGCGTGTGATGCAGCGAGTTCGATCTCGAGCTGTTCGCGCACGGGGACGGGTGGCCATTCCGGCATGGCGGGCCACCTCCAGAGGTTTCAGGTCAGTAGGGCGAAATGGCGAACTCGGCATCGTCTAGGACGTCGTCCATGTCTTCGTACTCGTCCTCAGCCAGCAGCGGTTGGAGGATCAGCCGGTTGAGTGCCTGCGAGACGGCGTCGACTTGGTCGTCGTGGGAGCCGTTGGGGAACCCGGCTGCTTCTTCGATCAGGTCATCAGCCCACGGCGCCAACTTCGCCGCCGGGAGGTACACGTTCTTCGCTTCGATCAACGGTGCGACCGAGGATGCGCGAGCTTCCTTCGACCCTTGCGGTTCTTCGGGGACTATGCCGGCGATTTGATGACGCAGGGAGGCGATGACGGCGGTGCCGTTCGCTTTGTCCTCGACGATCTTCAGCAC